ATAATGGCAGTGATCTGTGAAACTAGATCTCCTCCAGCTGTTGGTGCACCACCTGGCAAAGCAGGAGTAAAAGGAGTTCCACCGGGCGCTTGCTGCTGTGCTGAAGCCTGCGCTGAAAGTTCTTGTGACATCCTCTTTTTAGCATCTATAGCTGCCTGTGTTTGTTCATCTGACACACCTGGACCAATTGGAATTCTTTCTGATAGACCAAATTCTCTCAATAGGGTTTCTTTGATTTTAAGTCCCATACCTCCAGGTGTTGGTGCAAGATTATAATCAACCTTGCCAACAGTTGGATCTTGGTTACCACCTTGAACTTCTGCATTTAATTTTGCCACTAAATCATTTAACTGCTTGAGTTTGTCTGCTTTAAATTTAGCACTAGTTTGATCTGCCCCAACTTTGGCACTAGTTGCTTTTTCTGCATCAAAACCTTGTTGAGCTTTTCCGCCAGACAAAACATTAACTAAACCACTTGGCCCGCTGGCATTGCCGGGAATTAACCCTAATGCTGCTAATGCTTTAGTAGCTTCTGAATTAGGAGGTGCTATTTGTACGGCAGTTGTTGGTTTCTGTGTGTAAGAATTTATGTCTCCGCGTTTGTCATCAGCAACTACAAATTCACCTTTGCTGTTAAACAGGCCTGGAAGTTTATGCTGTGCAGCCAGTTTAGCTAGGGCAACATTACCTGCGGTTCTCGGATCTAGTTTAAATATTCCACCAAACCTGCCAGTTTTTTTGTCAGCTTCTGCCTTGGCCATAGCATCCTTCTCAACAGCCTGTACCTGTTGAAGTGTAAGCTGTTCCATGAGAGTTTGCTCCATAAGAGTCTTCTTCTTATCTATTTTTTCTAATTTAGCAAGTAGATCATTAAAGTTCATAGTCTGTTTCCAATTTTATCAAATATTTATCAGTGCTCACTTTACATTACACGGTAGCGAATCGCTTCTTGTAGGCAGCAGCCGCCTGACACCTCCGTAGAGTAACGGTCCCAAGGTAGGTGTTTATCCAATATTCTTATCAATTCCTCTGCTAGCTACGCCTCCACGCTTACGCTTATTGGCTAATTCGTCTATTCCGTGACGAATCTGTTCTAAATTTTGTTCTAATCCCATAAACATGCCACCCTTTGACAGTTTACATATTTGTTCCCACACAGCTAACTCATCAGAGTCTGACATTTTAGCCAGCTCTTGTAGCTGACGTCTAGCCTGTACAATTCTACTCTTAAGAGTCATTGGGTTGGCTTTTTCATGACTGTGTATCATAGGATCGTTGGGATCGTCTGTGGCTGCTAATGGTGCTTCTCTTACACTTAATCTTTTAGCAGCTTGATTTTTAGCTCTGCGATTTAATGCTTCTGGAGGCAGTTGACTTTGACTTATATGTTTACTTAAACGAGGAACACCTTCGTTGATCTTATTAGCTACAATCTCGGCCAGTTGACGACTGCGTTCTTTTGATCTTACAGCTGATTCTTCAAATTCTTGTTCAACTTTTTTAAAGTATTTGCCTACCATGCTAGGTTTGGCATCTTTAGCAACATTGAGCACAGGACTAGTAATACTTTTACGAGGTTCTGGATCAATGTAAGTCTGTACTGCCATTGCTTCGGCAGTGGTCAAACGATTAAGAGGACCTTTGCCCTCCATGACCTGCAAGAAACGTTTCATGTCATTAGAACCTTCCACAGGCTTCTTGGCAGAAGCACCATCAAAAGCCTGTAGAATTTTCTTCATGTTCATAGTTATGCTGCTTTCTTTTTAGCAATGGCAATCGCTGCCTGCTGTTTAAGATTTTTAGACTTACCAGCTTCCATCATGCTACCACATTCTTTTAGGCCGTGTACTGGACAGCTTTTACCTTTTGGTGTGTGATTGCATTTGTTTTCTTTTACTGGTCTTGTTGGTTGAGCTTGATTTGCAAGATCATTTGCAGCACCGGCTCTGGCAGTTCTTGCAGCCTGTGGATCAGGCATAGTATTTTCCATCTTCTTACCAAACTTCTCACCGCCTTTCATACCCCAGGTGTTGCCCTTGTGTTTAGGTAACTTAATTTCACGGGCTTTGTCAGCTTTCTTTTCAGCAGCAGATTTTTGTTTTACTTTGCTGGTTGGTTCGCCGTGTTCTTCATCTGAGTGACTGGTATTAACGTGCTTAACACCTGTAGCAGTTTTAGTCAATACTCCAGTGCGTGTTTTTTTAGAATCGCCTGTCTTCTTAAGCTCACTTGACTCTTCTTTGACAGCCTTGCCACCTTTTTCGTCTTTGCCTAAACGTCCAGCAACAACATCACCACGTGTTACTTTGTCGTAGGGTTTAGCGTTGTTAGCTAGGTTGCCGTCACCCTTTTTAGATTTAGCAGCTTCTCTAACAGGTTTGGCCAATGCAGGGTTTGTAGGACCCATGGCTTTCTGACCAGTCTTGGGATTAATATCTCCCCAGCGGATACCTTTGTTTGGACCAGCAACAATTACAGGATACTTTCCGTCTTTGCCTTTTGGAGGAGGAGCACTTTCACCATCTGGATCATAAGGCAGTTGCAAGCCTGACTCGTCCATGTTTTGTGCAGCTTTTTTAAGTTTATTTAATTTTTGTTTTGCTTCAACTAGCTTCTGACGGAACTCAGCTTTAACAGATTCTGAGTACATGTCGCTGTTTTCAATTTTGTTACCGTATTCGCTAAACTTCATTTCGTACTCCATGTAATGATATACGCTGGCTACATAGTCAGCGGCTTTGGTAATTTTAGCCTGTACCCATCCTTCTAGTTGATCACCGTCTCTGATCATTTTAAAAAGCCATAGCAGCTTCGTGATCATCTGGACGCATATTTAAATCCATGTTGAATTCTCCAATTTTTAATATTTATCGTTTAATGGGCGGCCCGCCAAATAAGCTAACACCTTTTACATTGTGTGCTCCTTTAGCTGTACCGTCGGAATTTTTAGGTTGTATAATTTTAGGCTGTGGCGGACTTTTCTTTCCGCTGCCTGTACTTGGGCTACCTGTATAACTCTTTTTGCCACGAGCTTTGCCCGGGCTAATATGTGGGTTAACAACAGTGCCTATATTTGCTGTGCTAGTAGCACCAGCTGATGCAAATTCATTAATAAGTTCTCGTATTTTCATAGTTTAGTCCTTAAATTGGTTTTTCACCTGTTAGTTTTGGCAGACTAAACCAAAGTTTAAACCATTCGGGGGTTCCGGGTTTAATATCGTGTTTCTTTTGTAATTCGCCTTTTTCGTTACCTGTTAGGCTTATATTACTGCCACCGTAAGGATCTATAGGATCATATTTTAAATAACCCTTAAATTCATTTATTCCAGCAAGACGTTTTAACTGTTTTAGTTCATCCATTATTTTAATGTAGCTTTCAACATCCATCCGTGTTTCTTATGTGCATCTATTCGACCAGCAACAAAGTCACTGAATCCAAATTGCTTATATTTTTCACTGATTTCAAATAAAACCTGTAACATTGCAATCATTTTTTCGTTATCTTGCAATAGTTCAACAACCATCTGCTTGCTGTCAAGCATTTCAGTTTCATCGTCTATCTGTGACAGCATAGTAAATCTTTGAAAACTAGCAGGAGTGTAAGTACCCATGGCGCGAATCTCTTCGGCAAAGGTATCGATACTGCCATAGGCTTCTTCGTAGATTTTACCAAATAAATTATGTAGAGGTTCAAAGAACATACCTTCTACATTCCAATGAAAGTTCTGTGCTTTAATAACAAAACTATATGTGCTGGCAAAAGCAATTTTAGCAGCTTTATGTAACTCTTCCATTTTTATTCCTTGACTCTTCTTTCTGCTACCTTAACCGGCATTTCTTTTTCTGATTTCTTACTATTAAACGGTATTTCTTTTTCTGCGTTCTTTTCAAATCCACTAGGCGATGATTTGTTTGCTGAGATATCGCTAGGTGCTTCTGGCTTCACTGGTTTTTTTACAGGAGTAATAGGTTTTTCTTTTTCAGCTTTGGATTTTTCAGCTTTGGATTTTTCAGCTTTGGCTTTTTCAGATTTAGATTTTTCAGCTTTGGCTTTTTCTTTTTCAGCTTTGGCTTTTTCTCTTTCGTCTTTTTTCCTAGATTCTTCTTCTTCTGCGTCCATGTACGGTAACAGGTATTGTCTTACTAGTTCAAAATAAGATCGTCCCGCAACTATAATATCTGGTTGACCATCTAGAGCATATTTTTCAAAGTCGTCTTTATTATTTTCTCTTACAGCTTTACGAACTAAAGATGCTTCGCTCTTACGTTTTGCTTCAGCCCAGACAATATTTTTAAATTTATAATAACCATGCGGTCCTTCAACACCGTTTTGTTTCTGAATCATTGGTAGATATATTTTCATATCTTTGTCATCAGTGACTACACGTAGAGTTGTTCCTTCACCGTGTTGCTTGTAGGCCATTACAGCAAGAGTAAACCAAGTTTGAGTAGCAACAAGATGCTCAACAATTTCTGGATAGAGTTTTTTCATTGCTTCTACTTTGATGCTAAATGGTAATGGATCTTTAGGACCTTGTGTACTTTGATTTGTACCAATATACCAAGCTGGAAACTTTGATGCTTCTACCCATGCAGCCACGTGGCCGAAGTGTGGAGGATTAAATCTTCCAAACATAATAGCTACAGATCTGTCTGTGCCAACTTCAAATAGTTCTCTTAAAAGCATATTTTATTTCCGAAATTTTCCGTAATGGCCTTCTTTAACATTTGTACTTTCTAATTTATGTATTGCAGCACAGACTTCTTCGCACATCTCTTCAGAAAGTGAATCTTTTAATCCCTCTACTTGAAATTTATTTTGATATTGTTCAAATGCTTTACTAACTAATTTCTTAAAAGCTCTGGGGTGAATTTGTTTGCCTTCTTCGCAATATTTTTTAAATTTAAGCATTGCTGGAAAATATTCTTTTCTATAAAACGAAGGTTCGTTATTCATGTAAAAAATAAGATCGTCGGTGAGATCAAATTCCAATTCCTTTTCAGGATTAGATTCGCTAGTAGCGGGAAAAAACATTTCATTAATACGCATATATTACCAAGCCCTACATGACCAATAACGTGCCTTCCAACGTGGACCAGGATTGTCGCAGTTGTGACGGGCACGGAAGTTTTTGCGGCGACCAGGAATATGCTTTTTAATGCTTAATTTCTTGTCACCAAAATTTACTTTAACTACTTTACCATTGGGTTTACGCACATAAACTTTAGACTTTTTAACATCACCCTTCATAGGCTTGCCTAAAGGCACAGTACGCCCTTGATAGTCAGCTTCAGTAATTAGCTCAACACTTGATTCTCCAAGCATTTTTATGGCTTCGCTATCTAATGCAATAAGAATACTGTCTTCCCAGCTTTCTAATACAGTGGTTTCGATAACTGTATCTTCACTGATCTCTATTTCAAATCCATCTCCGGGATGAACATCGCCTTCTAATTCTATTTGTTCAATATATTCAACTAATTTTTTACTTTTTATGTTTGTTGATTCTTGTGTAGGAGACGGTATTGGTGTAGACGGAGTTTGAGCAGCTGGCTGTGCAGGACTTAAACTAAAATCTTTAGGTATAAATTTTAAAACTTCTTCTGGAGACATGCCTGTGTTTAATGCAATTTTTGCCGTGCCCTGCGGATCATCAAAATGTGTAATCATCGGCAGTAGGTTCTTTGTCACTTCGTCTTGGCTCATAGGTGCTTGTCCAAACTCTTGTTCTTGTTTTTTAAAACGTGCTATAGCTTGCGGGTCTACAAGAGTTTTCAATATTTCCAAATTACTAACAGTAAAATCTTGTCCTGGTACTCGGCCTTGAACCTCTACTTTAGGTTTGTTCAGATCAGCTGGACTAACTGTATTGTTGGCCTTAAAGTCTGCCATGGCCTTTTCGTATTCAGCTCTAGATTTGCTGCCAATCTTTTGATACCGTGTCCAGCCCTTTTGTGGGCCATCTGGTATAATAGTTTTAGTATATCCAGGGCGATCAGGTGCAGGTCCAGGCGGTATCGGTGCATTAGGCCCAATGCCTGGTGGCGGCCCTTCATTTAGAATGTCTAAATAGCTACGTAGTATATGTGAATGCACCGACATAAGAAGTCCCTTATTTCTTTATATTTATCGAAATAAGGGACTAGTGTTACGCTTTAATTACTGATTCTATTTTGCTTACATACGTGCCTACAAACATCCTAACCATGGTCATAGCCTTATCAGTACGTACATAGAAGTAGCTACCGCCATAACTACGTGTTTTACACAGGTCTTTTTCAGCTCTTTTTGTAAGACGTATATTCTTATTTTGTCTAGCCCATGTTACAAATGTACTGTTATCCTGTGTAGTTTTACCTAGGAAAACTTTATAATCATAGTCTAATTTTTTAACAATTACTGCTCCTTCTTTTAATGAAGGATTAGTCTTGTTAGGCATACAAACATAGCTTACTCGAGCTGGATCCAACCCAGCTAACGCTTCGATAGATTTGCTGTTGTTGCTGTAAAAGTTAAGATAAGGATGCTCAACTCTTACATTGTAATCACTAGAATTCACCAAAGCTTTTTGTAGATTAAAGCAATACTCAATGTCTTCGTTAGATTTAATTTTAAGCCATAACGGTCGCTGCCCTGTTTTTAGTAGCTTGAGTCTTGCCTCAACAAAATCTAAATCGTTTCCTCTAAACCAATTCGCGGCAGGACACACAAGTACTATTTTGTATTGGTACTTGTTTGAAAATAGACTTACTGTGTCCTTGATTAGAATTGATTTATCAAGCCTCAATTGCTAACATCCTTGGGAGTTTAGGTTTAGAAGTTAGTAAAAGTTCACCGTTCTTCTCTGCAATTACCAATGTACCGCCGTCTTTTAACTCTCCGAACAGCATCATACGAGCTAACGGACGTTTAATTTCTTTGTCAATGACACGTTGTAATGGTCTTGCACCCATCTTACTATCAAAGCCTTTTTCGATTAACCAATCAATTGCTTCATCAGTGACTTTAACTTTGACATTCTTTTCTTTGATCTGATCGCGAAGTTCAATAATAAACTTACCAACAATTTTAATCATTGTTTCTTTAGTCAGCTTACCAAATGTAACCACAGCGTCTAAACGATTGCGGAATTCAGGGGCAAAGAATTTCTTCAAAGCTTTGTCTTCATATGTGCGCTCTTGACTGCCAAAGCCAATTTGATTCTTTTCAGATTCGGCTGCACCAGCATTTGTAGTAATGATAAGAATTAAATTGCGGCAGTCTGCTTGTTTGCCATTTGACCCTGTGATAAAACCATTGTCCATCATCTGCAATAAAATAGTTGAAACATCAGGATGTGATTTTTCAATTTCGTCTAATAGCAGTACGCAGTTAGGTGATTCTTGAATCTTGGTAATAAGTAGACCTGCGTTCTCTTCAAAGCCAACGTAGCCTGGCGGTGAGCCGATCAATTTACTTACAGAGTGTTTCTCTTGATATTCACTCATGTCAAAACGCACAAGTTTAACGCCAAGATTTTTTGCCAGTACTTTGGCTGTTTCAGTTTTACCTGTACCTGTTGGGCCCATGAACACAAAACTACCAACTGGCTTGTTTTCAGGTTTAAGTCCTGCACGGCTAACAAGAATCTTATCTACAATTTCTATAATTGCGTTGTCTTGTCCGTAGACTTCTTGTTTGAGATTACCTTCAAGCGATGCTAGGTTTCCAGTTTCTTGTTCTGCAATCTGCTCAACTGGCATTTGAATCATTCTTGCAATTTCAAATTGAATAGAATCTTCGTTGACAATTCTCTCATCTGCAAGTTTAAGATTAAATCTACTGCAAGCACAGTCAATTAGATCAATTGCTTTGTCTGGTAGCTTTTTGTCGCTTTGATATTTCACGCTTAATTTAATAGATGCACGGATAGCATCATCTTTGATCTTAACATTGTGAAACTGTTCGTAGTACTTTTTAACACCCTTGAGAATCTGTAGTGTCATTTCCTGCGTAGGCTCGTCAACAGTAATACGTTGGAATCGACGCATCAGCGCACGATCCTTTTCAAAGTGCTTGCGGTATTCTTCCCAAGTAGTTGACGCAACAACTTTAACATTACCTTTGGCCAATGCTGGCTTCATCATGTTAGCAAGGTCGTTGGCATTGTTATTAGCAGATCCTGCCTTTCCTCAAAGTCACCGCGATATTTACTGCCTGCAAGCATGGCACTTACGTCTAAACTAAAAACTGTATAGCCTTTGAGAAACTCAGGTACAGCACCACTGACAATATTATAGGCCAAGCCTTCTGCAATGGCAGTTTTACCAACGCCTGGGTCACCTACTAGAATACAATTATTCTTACTGCGACGGCCTAATGCCAAGGCAATGTTTTCTAGTTCTTCAACACGACCAATGACAGGATCAATTTTGCCTTTTCTTACCAGCTCATTAAGGTTGCTGGTAAAAGATTTAATAGCTCGTTCTCCAGCGTTGTCACGAGGATCTTCTTCTTCAACAGGCTCAACTTCGTTGTTTAGATAATCTGCAAACTTTTCTTTATCGATATCAGCTTGTTGAATATAGTAACTAGCCCAGCTACGTTTTTCACTCATCATGGCAAGGAAAACGTCTGTGCTTTCGATACGTTGACGACCGTTAAACAACACCTGTGTAAAAGCACGGTTAAGAACACGCTCAACTGTTTGAGTTTTACGAGGCTTAATGTCTGTGGTTGTATTGTTAATGATCTCGTCACATTTATTTTTAAGATAGTGTTCGAGATTCTTTTTAATGTATTCTGGATCGGCACCATAACCCTGCACACAATTAAAAAAGCTATCTTCACAGAGCATTGAGAATAATAAATGCTCTATAGTAAGATAATCGTGCTTTAACTGTTTGGCAACATTAATTGCTTTTTCAAATACTAGCTGAAGCTCGCTGCTGGGTTCTACCATTACGTTTCCTTTGTTTTTTAATAGCTAAATCTAATTTAAATTTGCTTACTTTAGAAATAAAGCATACGCCATTCAAATGATCTAATTCGTGTAAAAAGCATCTTGCATCGATGCCGTCAAGTCTTATTATAACAGGATTTTTATCTCTGTCAAAAAATTCGACTACAATGTTTTCTGGACGTCTTACTGCTAACAGCAGATTTGGAAAACTCAGACAGCCTTCGTAGTCTTGAGTTTCGTCATCGCTGGTAGCAATAACTTTAGGATTGAATACTGCAAAGGGTTCTGTTACGCCCTGCAGATTTCTTGTGTACATTGTAAACACTCGAGCTTCTATTCCGCATTGTGGTGCGGCAAGCCCAATACCGTTTTCAGCATACATAAGTTTGACCATTTCTTCTTCTAGGTCTTTAGGATCCATTACCGGATTATCAAAATCAAATTCCGGCATAGTTCTGTTTAATATATCATTTGGATGTGAGACTAATTTCAGCATATAATTTTTCTAGCTTATCTTTAAGGTCCGGATCTTTTACTGCCGGGATTTGCATTTTAATTTTAATAATAAGGTCTCCGTGAAAGTTACTGTTTATGTTTTTGAAACCTAACCCTGCAGATGCAAAATCGCTGTGCGGATCAACACCCGGGGGCAGGTTAAATCTTATATTTTTACCACCCGGAACTTCTACTAGTTTAGTACATCCTAGCATGGCTTCAAATGGATCAACTGCAACATAGGCAATAAGGTGATCGCCTAATCGTTCGTATATTTGACTTGGTTCAACAACCACAGTGACTAGTAAATCACCACGGGGCAACTGGAGTATGCTATCGTCACCCATGCCAGTGTATCGAATAGTCTGACCACTTTGTATACCCGGCGGTACTTTAATCAGTACATTTTGATTTTTACCGGATGGCAATTTGTAATTGGCTTCTAACTCTGTGCCGGTATAACTTTTATCAAAGGCAATTCGTATGTTGATATTTAAATCACGATTTTTAGCTCGACGCTGACCTTGCCTAAAGATTTCTTCAAAAGGATGTCCTCTTCCAAATCCCTGCCCAAACATAGCACCAACATCAAACCATCCCGGCCCTGCGCCAGCATGTCCAAACCCCTGTCCGTTCTTTTCTGCATCGTAGATAGATTTTTTATCAGGGTCGCTTAACGTATCGTAGGCCTGTGATATTTCTTGGAACTTTTTCGTATCACCACCTTTATCGGGATGATGTTTGGCTGCAAGCTTCCTGTAAGATCGCTTTATTTCATCCAAAGATGCGTTTTCGTTAACTTCTAAAATTTTATAGTAATCCATAGCACTATTATATATTAAAAAACTGACAATGTCAACATACAAATGACAAAAGGCATATCTCTATGCCTTTTGTTTGAAGTCAAAAATATTTTACTTTTTTGCTGGTGGAATTTCAGTTCCTTCGAGCTTTTTACGCACTTTGACCTGTTTACATTCTTCAACAACCTTGCCGTCCTTGCCTTTGACTTCTTTTCCGTCTTTGTCTTTCTTTGGATGACAAACAGTCTTCATTTCGCCTTTTCCTGGACCTTCTTTGTCATCGGCGGCATAAGCACCGCCAATTAATGCTAGACTTGTTACTAATGCTAAAATAAATTTCATAATCTACTCCTTAAATTTCTGGATCATATTGTGGTGGAGGTGCTTTCTTTCCTCCCCATCCTGTAGTTACTCCGGCTGCTGGTGCTGCTCCGAACCCGCTAGCCGCTGGCGCTCCAAATCCTGAACCGCCACCAAAGCCGCCTGATGACGCTGATGTAGGTGCGCCTCCAAAGCCGCCTGTACCACCCAGGGGTTGGGATCCCCAGGAATTTGTAACTGGTGCTGGTGAACCAAATCCACCGGCTGCGGACTGTCCGACTGGCGCAGGTGGTTGATATGTTGTTCCGACATTCGATGGTAATTGGACTCCGCCATTATTTGCTCCTCCTAGTTTTTCCTGTGTACGACCGTAGGCCGCAATACCTAGAACAGCACCCATGGCAATGTGATATAATCCAGCACCTTGTAGGGTAATAGGTTGCCATTGTACGTTTACCTGTCCCTTACTTACACTTTGTAAAATTGACCATAGTACTGGAAAAATAACAAAGTCTGCAATGCAGGTCAACATGTATGACCATCCCATCATAGGACGCCATTTACTGTTCATCCAATCTTCTTTCTTCTTTTCAGAAGCACTCATTTTTTCATATTCTTTATCGCTCATCGCTCACCTCTTATAAACTAAATGGAAGCCAAAGCCATAGTGCTTGACTTACAAACAAACTAAGTAGAACAATGGCAATCTGTAGAACACTACCACCCCACGTAAACCAAGGAGATTTTTGTCTAGCCTGCTCTCTTTCAGTTTCTAATGCTTTAGCCTTCTGCATAATTTCTTTTTTGTCTGCCTCCATACGAGCAGCTTCTGCTAGAAACTTTTCTCTGTTAGCAGGAATTTTTGATTCAACCGCAGCAGTTTCATACAACACCTGACGTACATTCTTTGCCTGATACCATGCCCATTGATTGTTAGCGGCAATAGTGTTATTCATAATTTTACTGCTATTCTGTCCGCCAATCATTGTGCTGATTGCTAAAATAGCAGCTAAAAATACAATGACAAATCCTGCTTTGTCTTTGATCTTTGCTTCACGCTCTGATCGTGATAATGGTTTAACTTCGCTCATTAGTGTGCTCCTAAAACATGCAGGGCGTGATTATAGTGTTTGATACGATCGTCCAAACCAATAGTACCACCGTTAATGCGTTTAGTCAATGTAAGAATGTCGTCTTTATCTGCCCATTGATTAAGTTTATTTGTTTCCCAGAACCAGCAAGCTGATTGTACAGCACCTTCAAACGTTGCTAGATATTCTGGTATTTCTTCAACGGGTGTCTCAATACTGTCAGCAAACGCTTGATAGTTATTTTTACCAGTAAGTTGAATAAGCCCGCGACCTAGATAACGGAAACCGTCTCCCGTTTCTTCTGGCCCATTGCCCATACGTCCTCCGTAGACTCTGTTGGCAATGGCTTCTTGCTTGTTTGGCAATGCTGCAAATTGTGCAGCCATTGCATCTGTTGGGAAGTATTTAGGAAAAATTTTACGTAGAGTTGCTGCCTTGTAATTTAAATTTTCCTTTAGCATTCTAAAGCCCCCGCTTTCGTGGGCGCATTGTGCTACAAACGCTGCTACTCTTCGTGGTGTATTAATGTCATAGTCTGGCAAACAAATTGCCAATGCTTCGTACCAATGATCCACGTAGGGATTACCCGGAATAAGCTGTGCTAGCTGTTCCTGACTTAATATAAAACTCATTGTCGCTCCTAATTATAATGTATAGTTATTTAACTGAATCGAACACCTTTTTCTGTTCGTCGTACCATTCTTTCCAACCATCAACTTTATTTGAACATTGATAATAAAGTGTATAGTTGTTAACTACTACTTTTAACAAGTCGGTAATCGCTACCTTATCACCGACTATTTGTTGCAGTTCCGGGCATTGTTCCATAAAAGTTTTAGGAACTTCCGGAAAGTTTCTTTTAACAGGAGTTACTGTAGAGCATCCTGCTAAAAATATTGCAAAGATTACTGCAAGATGTTTCATTTCTTGTTATCCTTTACAATTTGATTTAACTCTTTAATTGCAGCCTTATTGTGTTCATCAACTATAATTTGAGGAACAGGACAGCTTTTAAGAGCGTGCTCAAGTTCTTTTTGTCTAGCTGCAAATTTATCACGTTCAGCTTGACTCATATCTTTAGTGATCTCTATAGTATCGCCTTTTACTAGCCTGTCGATGTATTGTATCTGTGCCTGTGCTTTTTCTTTAACTATTCGATCTTTGTAAACAATTTTTTCTTCAATCTTTACATTAGTCTCTTTAGATTTATCTTCAGCTACTCGAACTTTTTCTTCTAATTCTTTTACCCTAGCCTGCCATTTTTCTTCATTGGCAATTACGCCTTGGAAGTATACACCTACTAGTAAAAGTATTATAGAAATTACTTTAATAGGTAATGCATTGTTTGAAATAAACGGAATCTTTTTAAGAATCCAAGATGCAATTAAACCAATGACGCCTGCAATTAAAACAAGAGACCAAAACCAATCAGGTAGAAGGCTCAACATCCAAGTTAGTTGCCACATTATAATTTCTCCAGTGCTACTGCAAAGTTCCCATTTTCAAATACAAATGTTTGGTTAATTTTAGTTATGTTATAGCTTCCAATATACTTGGTTAGATAAAGAGTCTCAGCTATGTCTTTGCTTTCAATCATTATTCTACCTGGAAGACTTTCATAGACTTCAGCTCTAGGCCCAGCGCCTTTAATACGCATACGTAAGGGTTCTGCATATTTCTTTTGAAATACTAGATCGTCATTGTCTACACTTATGCTTTCAAGATAGCTTTTGTTAAAGAAGTTACTGAAATTATTCAAAGTATTTTCTTTGATTTTTATTTCGTAGTCGTTGGGACTAGTTGGAATCATTTCGTTGAGATTGTCTAATGATAACGAGTTAAAACTTTTATAATATCTAAATTTAAAATCTTTATTGCCAGTTAAGTTAGTAACACCGTACATAATTTCTTGAATTTGTTCGGCAACTCTTTTATTTCTTTCTAATTCAACAAACACTTTATACTTGCCATCATTGAGTTCGCCTGGACTTGCGTCAGCATCTAATACAAAATCATAGCCGCGTTCAACAAAATTCACAAGGTCTTCTGCTGGCTCTTTATCTTCAACGGTAAAACTTAACACTACAATGTCTTTGTCATTGCCCATTTTTGAAGCATAGCTATCGATCTCAAATATGTTTTCAATTAGATCGCGCAAATCGTTTTCTTTTAAACTCATATTAAACTCCTGCACCCGGTACTGGAGCCGCAGGCATTCCACCTGCCGGGGCCCCGCCTGCTACAGCAGCACCCATTCCGGACTGTGCTGTCATTTCGTCAGCTTGTTCAGCTGGTGCAGCCTGTTTCCCTTCAGTGCTACCGATACCAATGCTTTCTCTCATTTTTGTCATGTGACCTTCAAAGATATCTGAAACAAGTTTGCGCGGCATCGTAATTTCTACTACCCACACAGGATTGCGATCTAGTTTGCCCTTTTGAGTACCTGGACGTAGATCTTCGTGTGTCTTTACTTCACGTGGCTCTAACAGGTGTGTGCGCTCGTAACGTACTTTACACCCGTAGTCTAGCAGGCGCTTTGCAGCCATAGGATCGGGCATTTTTTCCATAGGCCACATAAAGCTGGCTTTGATCCAATGACGTTCTACAATAGGACCTTCGGCAAGCTCACCGTCTAGCCAATTTTTATATACGTACATATCCATTTCGTCTAGCACACGTTCAAAGTCTTTAAGTGTGCTTAAACTAGAATTGGCACTGTAGATTGATTCTACATTTTTAATAACATCTAAAATATCTCTCATTTTCAGTCCTAGAAATTTCTATACTTATTTAGCTGGCTTTAAATCATATCTTATCATATTACTTTTGGGTTTATTTGTTAAATAAAAATGTAGGACCTCTGTAGTTATCAAGGGCGGTCGCTACAAGTCCTGCTTTTAACTTTTAAAAAGTGGGAGAACTGAATGAGTAAAAACCGCGTAAAAAAACGTTTTACTTCAAATGTTAATGTGATTGACTTCCAATCGCACCAAACTGTGCCTCAAAAGAAGCGTAGAGTTGCACTACTACCTCGCAATAAGAACCAAGAAACATACCTACAGAAGCTACAAGATGATCATAAGAACATCGTGTTTGCTATCGGCCCAGCAGGCACGGGTAAAACTCTGTTGGCAGTCTTAAACGGGATTAAGTTATTGCAAGAAGGTGTAATTGATAAAATCATAGTAACAAGACCCGCCGTTTCCGTAGATGAAGATATTGGGTTCTTACCAGGTACGCTTAATGAAAAGATGGCTCCGTGGACAAGACCTATTTTTGATGTTTTAGGAGAATACTATCAGACTAAAGAGATAGCCGCCATGCTTGAAGATGGCACAATTGAAATCAGCCCACTTGCTTATATGCGTGGACGCACATTTAAGAATGCTTATATCATAGCAGACGAAATGCAAAATGCCACGCAAAATCAAATGAAAATGTTACTAACTAGACTAGGTGAAAACAGCACCATGGTCGTTACAGGAGATTTAGCCCAAGCAGATAGATTAAAAGATAATGGACTTATCGATTTTATCGGAAAGATTGAAGGACGCAAAACCCAACACATTGATGTTGTGCGCTTTGATCAACGAGATATCGAAAGACACCGAGCAGTCGCAGAAGTTCTAAACTTATACGGTGACGAATAAAAAAGGGCTCTTCGGAGCCCTTTTATGTTTGCGTTATTTCAATTCCTGATGCTTCGAGGAATTTGATGCCTGCGTCATCTCTATAGTTTTGATTAAAATAAACACGGCGAATACCTGACTGATAAATCAGTTTGGCACAGTCTAGGCAAGGAGCGTGAGTAATAAAAATATCAGCATCCAAGCCACTGTTACTCGATCGTGCAAGTTTAGCGATTGCATTAGTTTCCGCATGTAGTACCTCTGGTTTAGTTTTTAAGCCGTAACGAACATTTCGTTGAGCACCTTCGTGCCAGCCTTCGTAAGGATACTGTTCCACAATCTCTTCAGGACTCAGCCAACCACCTGCACCTGAATCCCATTTAATATCTTCACAGTTATTGTCCCAGCCTGCAGGCATACCGTTATAGCCGTAGCTGATAACTGTATCGTCTTTAACAATCACGGCACCAACATGTAGACGACGTGCATGACTTAACTCTGATGCACGTTTTGCCCAGTCCATGTATAGGTCTATATACTTTTGTTTCATTCTTCTAGGAGATCGATCTTATTAGGCTTGTCTTTCCACTCGGCAGCATCAGGCAGCGCATCTTTTCTTTTAGTAATTGAAGGCCACTGTTTGCTTAACCTAGTGTTAAGTTCATTCCAAAATACAACGTCAACAGTAACATCATTGTCTTGAACAATAGCATCAATAGGGCATTCTGGAATACAAACACCACAGTCAATACATTCGTCGGGATCAATAACAAGAAAGTTTGGCCCTTCTTTAAAACAGTCAACGGGGCACACTTCAACACAGTCAGTGTGTTTACACTTAATGCAATTTTCAGTTACTAAATGTGTCATTGTGATAGTCTCGCAAGTCTAATAAGTGTAGCAGCCAAATTGATTTCAGGATCAATAACCAGTGTATGATCAACTAATCCTTGTTTGATAGTAAGGATAGCAGAGTCTTGTGTTTGTTCATCTTTGCCAAACAATTCAATATTATCATACATCCAACGATAGATATCGTCCATCTCTTCTGGTCTAGCCTTACCGCACAGCAGTTTTCTAGCTTCGTTTATCTTACCTTTCTTAAACAACTCAACCATTTCAATACGATAATCTAATGTGCCAATATCATTGGTATTAGGTTTTATCAGTTTATCTTCTTGGGTGTTTTGCTGTACAAGATTGATACATTTGCGTAGATCTGGGTAGGTTACTTTAACAAAAGTATCTAGTGTATCTAAATCAAACTCTACACCTTCTTCAACTAGGATAGTAGCTACACGAGCTGTAAATTCAGTAGCGTCAATTTTCTCAAAGTGGAACTGCTGGCAACGACTATGAATAGCTGGTATAATTTTATTTTGATGATTACAGGTTAAAATAAATCTGCTGGTGCTAGCGTACTCTTCCATTACTCCACGCATTGCTGCCTGGGCATCTGGAGTAAGTTCGTCAGCTTCGTCTAACAACACTACTTTAAATGGACCAAAAGGCATCATCTGAATAAAGTTTGTAATTCGATGTCGTACTTCACCAATACCACGTTCACGACTAGCGTTAATTTCTAAAATGTCATATTCTGGTATCTCCATTTCGTGGAGAACCATTTTAGCCATAGTAGTTTTACCAATGCCTGGACTACCACTTAACAGTAAATGCGGTATGCTTTTATCTTTGATCCAAGACAGTACTGTTTTCTTTTGAAATTCATCACGCCATACATAACCATCAACGGTCTTTGGCCGATACTTTTCCACCCATAGTTCTTTCATTTGAAGTCCTTTGCCTCTGTTTTAAGTTAAATTTTTCAGTTATTGTATCTAAACTTTTCTGTATTGTACACTCTACTGTGCCTAGATCGTAAGTGGTAAAGGCACAATGCGCAGGAGTATTACTCACTGCGTCTAAACATTCTTCTACTACTAAATCAATTAGTTTGTTCAAACGGTCTCTTTCATAGGTACTGCTAAATCCCGCCTTCCCAATTAATTCCTCTTTCATAATCACTCCTTGTTTTTTTCTCTACATTTTTTTGATGCTTATATTCTCGTTTAAGCCACCATTTATATCTGGCAAAATATTCGCCCATGGTGTATCTGGGCTCGTTATAAATGTCGTGCTCGTTACAATTTTCCAGCCAAAGTTCTCGAAGCCATGTACGAAAAGATTGCATTATTTGTCACCTTTAAGAGTTTGCCACATTCTTTTTTGATCCTGTTCTTTAAGCCATTGCTCTTCGTCTTGGCCAAAGTCTGTGGAACGGTTTACTGCATCATCAACTAGCCATTTGATCTGCCACAGGTCTTGCTTCGAATACCATGCAGTAAATCCGTCATTATGCCTTGAATTAATTTCAATGACCAGCGAGTTTATTTGAGAAGCAATGTCTCCAATGTCCCAATTTTTTTTGAATCCCATGTGAACATTATAACGAAAAAGAAAGGGTCTGTCAAGACCCTTTGAGTTATTTAGACAAATACTGTCTTAACTCCGGGGGCACCCACCCTACGGGTTTCAATACCTTACCGTCTTCACGCTTACGAACTTTACCAGTTTCTTTATTGATCTTGGCAAAATTTGTTTTCATGACTTCTTTCCAAGCGCCTTCGCCGTCTGCACCCATGCTGTGTATAGCACCAACAGTAACTACTAGAATGTCTATAAGTGCATCTAGCTGTTCTATTTGATCGCCTTGACTATGGGCCTCCATGAGTTCTGCAACTTCTTCTTTGATTAGCCCATAATACATTGTATATTGACTAATGTTTTTTTCGCCTACTGTTTGATCGCAGGCTCGCATAAACTTCTCTTGATCTCTAAATGGATTAGTCATGTTATACCCTGTAAGCTTCAACTGGCGGAGCAGTTCCGCTGTCCATGCCCAGGTACGCATCAGATGGGCGTTCATCAGCTCGGAGTAAAATTGCGTTTGTATCAACTCTTCGAATTATAATCTCGTTGCCATTGTCATCAACTTTGATGCCTCGTGTCCAACGGCCGTGTTCAATGTAAATCCATTCTCCAACTTTTACATCGTGTTGGTCAGGACCAATAGCCCACACTCGACACCATCTGGGTTTAACTCCGTGGCTTTTACCATCATCGCTTTGAATTATAATTCCGCTGGCAGTAGTTTGCTCTTCGAAATTCATGTCAGCGACTAATATATTATCCCGAAGTGGGACGATATTTCCTTTAACTACGTTCATAAAAGCCTCAATTGCTGTTTGATTTGCCTACATAATAATCATTGACAATTTCTTCACGCTTGCGAATAATTTTGCCGCCAGGTCCAATTTCGTCACCACGGGCATTCACTCTAGCATTACCAACTGCTAGTGTAGATTCGTTGCGGCTACGAAGCTTGTCTAAATCAACTTCTTTGCCCTGCATGGTGCGATAAACTTGTTTTGGTGCTTCTTTTTGTGCCATGATAGGTCTCCTTGTTATATATGTACTTATCTTAAAAATTCACGCCAGTCTAAATTATATTTCAAACTGTCTATTTTATGTACTTCTAGCAGATATAGCGTATAACTGGCTACACTACTACCCCTACCAACTCCCCATACTATGTTGTTTTTTCGGCAGGTATCAACAAAATACTTGAGCCAGCGTAATAGATTTAACATATTTCTTGCTCTGTATTCTTGAAGTTCGTCTATAAGTCTTTGATAATTTTCTTTTGGACACTGATTTACAAGAAATCCTTCGATGTCCATGTTTTTATATTCATCGGGCATTAACCAATTTTGTTGAAGTGCTTGATCAAAATCTTCAACAGGATATTCTCTGTCAATGTTGTTAGTTAACAGTATATCTTCAAATTGGGAAAGTTTTTTGATATCATCAGTGTCATCACAGATAAGACCTTGCAGTTTATCAAACTGATTTTGATATATCAGATTGATTAGGTCCCTTTCTTCAAAGATCGGATTTTTGTATTTGTCAAATTTCATTGTGTAAGTTTAACTTACATTTATTAATTTGTCAAGTCCTTGATCTCTATTTTGGTATTGTTGCTCGAGAAGTTTTGATCTTCTTGTCGAAAGCTCTTCTCTGTATAAACCTATAAAGGTAGAAATTTGTTGTTTGACTGCAGGATTTTGAGCGATCCAATATTTTTTAGTCAGATCCTGCAATCTATTTTCAATCTCTGTTTCTTTAAGCTGGCTAAAATCTTCAGACAAAGGGTGTATCATGCAAACTCGCCAATAAATTTAATATAAACAACATTGTCGTATGGATCTTTCCATGCTTCAATTACTTTTCTTCTTGATGTATCTGCACTAACAGTAAATGGTGCTACTATAGACTGTGCATTTCTAGTAACAGTAAGATTGGAACCAAATGCTACTGCCTGTCCAGAATCCCATGTAACAGTAAGGATTGTTCTAGGAACTTGAGTAAGTGTACCAGATGCTGTTGAAAAAGTTTGAATTGCTGTGCCACCGTGATTCGTAGCTATTCTAATTCTTGTTCCGCTGATAATTGCAGAAACAAAATAGTCAGTTAACGATAATAGACCACCGAACCCTGTACCAGTGAAGCTAATTGGCATACCAACATACATGTTTGTTGAATCAATTGTCACAGTATTTGCATCGCCTGATAATGGAAAAGAAGCATTTTGAGACCCACCGGTATATGCACCAGTGGTTGCTATTGCAACATAACTTACTGGGCTACTAGATAGTTTTATATCTCCGCCAACTTTATAAGCATAGTATGTTTGCGTAATACTTAATTCTGGTACTCCGGTGATGCTTGCTAATTTAACTGGATCACCATCTGTAACAGATGCAATGCTACTACTCATAGTTACAAAAGTATCAGCCCCAACTACAATATTAGAGTATCCAATGGTTAATGTAGCTGTAGTACCGGTTGCATTACCGGTCATTGGTGTTACTGCTGAAACTGTTACAGTTCCAGTAATGCCTGTTCCGTATACAGTGTTACCAACTTCAAATATTCCTGATGTAAGGTTAGAATTAATATAGGTAAGTCTAGTTGTATTTGATAGTACGGATTTTAATTCTCGTACTGCACCAGTAGCAACTGCTAGGTTTTGACCAATTTCATATTTAACTGTGCCGCCACCGGTAGTAGCAAATGTAATAGTTCTTTGCGTACCGTCACTTCTTAATTCTAGGCGGATACGTCCGTATTTGTCGTTACTGGGCCAACCTTCAAAAGTAATAAGTCTATCAGCACCTGCTACTTCAATAAGCTGATATTCACCGTTGGTAAGACTTACTGCTAGGTTTGAAGTAGCAGTAGTTTGATACGCACCTCCCCACGCACGACTTAATACTAGATTATCTAATATATTTCCGTTAAAGTTATTAGTACCGTTTATTTTGGCTGTGGTATCTTGTAATGTTGTAATTTCGCTAGCCGCAGTAGACAAGCCGGTTTTAATAACATTAAAGTTATCTCTAAATCCTTGACTGTCGTTGTCAACTCCTGCTACTGGAAAATTAGCATCTATAGTGTTTGCTACTATTGCACTGGTCATGTTAATGTGGTCCTATCGTTTCTAAATACAAGATATTTATCCGTGTCGTAGGCACCGTCTACAGAATCAATTATGTAGCGATCTACGGTGTAATCTAGTATTTTTGGGTCAAAATTACTGTTCTTAATGTTTAACAGTATTTCAGCAGACTTACCTGGTAAGCAAAAGCACAACGGTACCGCAGCAGTATAATTTAATTCTGTTGCTGATCCGGGCTGAATACTACGCATCCATAACGGTAAGTAATTTCTTTCAGATTTAGTATTTGGCATATTACGTATTCTATAACGCCACAAGCTTATACTGCTTGGGAATCTAAATGTTGTTTCAGGATCTCCAACATAAACATCAGTTCTATCAATGGTAGAATTGAATGGTATTGGCCTATTCCAAAATTGTGTATCTAGTTCCTGCGGTCCATCATAAAATTGATTATTTTGATCTACTGTTACTAGTCTATTGTTGTCTTGTAACTTTAATAACAACGGTAATGTTTTACCGTTTTTCTCTAACGTGTCTATCATTTCTATGTAAACTACTTCGTAGACAATGTCGTTAGTGCCAGTCGTTTTAGCCACCGCAGATTTAATCTCACCAAATCTGAATCTTTTTGCCTTGTGATTTTTGCCCATGGCACTGATATATTCTGCAGCCAGTCTTGTTTCTATACCTGCATAGACTAACATACGCAGATCTTTTTGTATACCATAACTTTTATCGTAGGGTCTGTAGATATATTTCTGATCAAATATATTAACATTATTCATGAATGATTTAAAAAGTTCTCGCTGATTTGGTTTTAAGAAAGGCTTAACTGTAATATTGCTGTAGTTTACATCGTTTGGTGTTTCTACTGTTAATGTAAATGTTTTTTCTACTGCACTAAATCTCAAAGGATCAGCAGCTTCAACAGTGAATGTGTATTCTCTGTCAAACGTAGTAGTGTTTTTTGCACCATCTAAAATAAAAGTATTTCCGTCAATGGCAGTAAGACTTAAATCAGTAACAGGGAATTCATAAAGGTCCCATTTAATTGGATCAAAAGATAATCCGCTATTGTGAGCTTCATTTGATTTATAATAACTAGGGCTAGCTGTTGCTGATCCAATGGCTTTGGCCATTGTTGTAGTTCTGCCTTTGTTTTCGTAGCTGAAATAATTTAATGGAAGAACCTGCGTTTGTCCTTCAAATGATGCTATACCAACGCTTACACCAATAATACCAGAACCAAAGAATCCTGGATCATTGGGGTAGCCTAGTGTAAGGCTATCGATAGTACTTGACAATGCCAGCCATCTTCCGTTATAGGTACTGGTACTTTGTCCACGTATTTCATAGTAAAATTCTAACCCCGATGAAGTAACAAATGTTAAATCGTGAAGCCCGTCAACTCCGCCAAGTTGGCTACCACTGACAGTAATAGAATCTCCAGGCTTATATCCTACACCTGGATCAATTAATTTAATTGTAGTAACACCTCTGTATATAGGATTTATTAAATTAGAAACTTTTTCAACTCTAAATACTGCTCCAGTTCCAGTTCCGGATGTAGAAGATGCAGAAACAACTGGCCAAACAAAACTGCTAGTTGATATAGCATTGCCTTCTGCTAGAGTAAACACTGGAGCCAATGGCATTAAATTTTGATCAACAATATCAAATTTTACTCTCCAAATTGATCCGGTTTGTTCTTTATCTATTACTGACAACACTTTGACAGGATCTAAATTTATTTTTACTGAATCGTAAAAATTAAAACTGTCAGTGTCAGTTATAACTTTAGTCAATGCTCCGTTTTTAAAATTATGATCTGTAGTAGTTACAACTGTAGCTATGTTTTTTCTTCTTATTATAGATCTAATTTCAGCAGTATTGTCTTGCTTTACTACATCTCCTACAGCATAATTTTTGCTAGGTTTCCAGTAGCTTTTATATATTACTTGATCGTTAACCTCGTTTACTTTACCAACTATTTCACCATCAAAGTTTAAACTTAAACCAGCTGGTAGTTTACCGCTAGTTACTCGATATAAAATCTGCGGACTAAATGTGCTAGTTGCATGGACAAATAAATCACTGACATATCCAGCATTAATACTGCCGAGGCTGCTAGGACTGTTCCATGTCATTACACTTTCAACTTCGCCTAATATTTTGACAGTAAACAGTCTTCGACTAGATGCAGTTTCGCTGCTTTGACCAAACCTAGTTGCTTTAATAGTAAAATTAAACTCTCTAGTCACTGCTGATTGGTAAGGTACAACACCAAATACTTCTCCAGTGTTTCCATCGAAACTCATACCGGGAGGTAGTTTACTCTTATCACCAATGTAGATTGCTGTACTATCTGGAATAGACATGTCAAGGTTAGGAATAACAGTAATCCTGTAAGTGTCCCCACCTACGGTATCTACGCCTATGATATCATAGGTTTTTCCAGTCGCGCCTGGAAAGTCGCCAGCAAAGCTTACAAATTGTCCTATTTTTGGAACATCGGAAGCTCTTTCAAACCTTATAAAATTTAAACCTTGTCTATTATCAGATGCAGATTCTTTTCTTACAATACCGCTGATCCTTGCATTAACATCACAATAACTAAAATTAATTGGGCCTAAATCTGTAAATCCTTCAAAAATATCTATTTTAAAAGTTTGATAGTTGTTAGCTCTTCTAATTCCCAAGTTAGCCGGTGTGGTAAAGATAGGCGTTCTTACATAAGTAACGTCAGCGGTAAAAGTTCCGCTACCTGAGCTAGTAATAGTATTGTCTGCTCTAAAGAAATCATCTCCTACTACAAATATTCTATACTTGCGTTTGTTAACAGTATCACCGTCAGTGATAGTGGCTATAAATTCGTAGTTTCTGTTTAGCTTTCTAGGTTTAGTTGTAGGTACAAAAAAGTCAAAAACAGTTGAATCGTAGACAAACGAGTCGTATCCGTTTGACGGTCTAAATCCAAAGTCATAGGCTACGCTGTCGTAGAGATCTGTATCAAAAGGACCGTTACCTGATTTAGCAGGAATCTGTAGCAACGGCTGTATAAAACCTGTTATTCTGCCACTGCTGGTCATTAATAGACCTGGAGGAAGTTCTCCTTCTCCGCTGGCTATAAAATAATTTAATTTTTGTCCAACAGCAGTATCGGTATCAGACGCACCTAATTGAAAATCAATATAACTTGTTTCTAGAACAAAATATGCGTTATTTGAGCCGACTGGTAATGGGCCCGACGGTGATATCCATTGAGGCTCATCTGCTCCTGCAACCGTCATGTAAAAAGTTCTATCGCTTATTCCGGATGTAGCAGTGGCTCTTATTACAAATTTAAATTCAGTAGTACGAGGAACTTCGTAGGGTGTTCCTACTATTTTATATCCAGAGATTCTTAACCCGGGGGGAAGTTTGCCCGCAATTACAGAAAATGTAACTCCGGGCGTATTATTAGTGGGTAAATTTATGTCTACAGTTTCGCGTTCTTGTCGAATACCAAAACTGTAGCCAGAATCTTGAATCCAAATAGATAATGCCATCATAGCTCCGTTTTATGTATTTACCTAAAAATGGAACTATAATTTATCGGAACCTACGTATTCGACTCCTTGGCCATGCAGCTCCTGTAGTAGGTCTAGCGCCAACCGCCTGTTTAGGTACCATTGTTCCTGTGTCTAAACGTTCTCTTTTATAATACAAGAACTTATTAGGTGCACCTTGTAAATCTGTAGTATCTGCAGGGCCACCATTAGTAGCAGTAATCTGACCATTTTTAGCTACACTTAATATATACTCTTTGGCTTGTGTTTGATTCCAAAAAGGATTGTTTTCCAGAGCACAGGCTAACACACCGCAGACCTGCGGGCTGGCCATACTAGTTCCACTAAATTTTCCTAGATAGTAAGTAGTACCCGAACTTCTAGAATCACTTACTCCGCTGGTCAGTGAGCTGATAATATTAGTGCCCGGTGCCCATATGTCTACACCAGGACCACAATCACTGTAAGATGCTTTGTAATCACCTGAGGTTACATCTATAGAACCAACACAGATATTTGGTATGTTATAACCCTGGTCGCCAACTGGCCTTTGCGGATCAAATACGTCATTGGCTGTTGGACTAGTTCCTCTCATGTAATAGTAAGGTTCTGCAACACTACCTGGATATCTAGTAGCCATTTCAAAAGTATTGTCCCAATCGGGATCACCAGGTAGGCAATGTTTCCAACGACCGTTACCGGCAGCACCGACATACATAATTCCTTCTTGGATAGCGTCTTCTATATCACTGTCTAGTGCAGCAACACGTTTAGGAATTCGTTGACCAGAAATAAATCCCCAAGTGTTCAACTGTTCTGTACTAAATCCTGTACCTGAACTCTTTGCTGCATTGCTGCCAATTTGTAGATCAATCTGATCTGGTGTAGCTTCGTAGAATACATATTCACAGACCATAGTAGGGCTACCGAGTGTTCCAGTAGTACCAGTTGATCCTTCCATACGTACTCTGTAAGTTCTTGATCCTGCTACTACATTTATAACACCAGTCATAACGTTATGGACTTGACAAATGTAGTAAAGTGTAGAAGGAGCATCATTAGGCACTGTAAATGTTATAGTACCAGATTGAGTTCCGTTGTTAGTTACTCCCGTGCTATATGCGCTGCCAGTTCCGGTGACTTGGGCAGTTTTAATCCAAAAAGGATGACCGCTGGCGCTGACATTAAATGTATAGGTTCCGCCTCTTTCTAATGTCAATGTAGGATTAGCTGATGAGTTAATAGTATAAGAACTTGCTCCTGAATTAGTAACTGTGTACGTTGCTGTTTCAGCTCCTTCTACACCGTAGTAAATTCTCTGAACAGATCTATCGCCGCAGCACAACATTATTTTTGGTAAGTTTGGAGAAGATACACTGATACCAGAATATATAGTAGACCCGTCAGTAAATGTAAGATAAAAATTTGTTCCCACATAGATAGTAGTATAAGTTGCACCGAGATATGTTATATTAAATGGTAATGTAAGATTCCAATAACCGTCATCGTTATTGCCAAGGCTTGGCGTTATAGCTGATGTAAGAGATGCCGCGCCCAACAGCGAGTTAGTAATAGTAGTTACACTAGCAGTTGCTGGAGTTGTTTCTGTAATAACTGTTACACTCATTGAAGTAGCATATGTTGGATTACTAGCGTCTTCTAGAACTATAGCTGACGTAAACTTTATAATATACTGCTCAAAGTTTGGCAACGAAATATTGAATTCTTCAATTAACGCTTCAACAGTTCCACCATTAGTTGTACTATAAGGACCGTCACTGAATGTTGCTATAGGAACAGGATTAGCACCTTCATAAATTTCAATTCCGCTGGTTAGACTCATTGCTCCTGAAACTACGTCAATGGCAGTATTGTTGAGAATATTGATATCAGCTGGACCTTGAACAAACACTTGATACTCTGGATCAGGGCCAGTGGCTCCGACGAGCGTAATATATGCCTGCTGACCTTGCTGTAACCAGGTTTCTGGAATTGAAAGGATACTACCGCCCGGTGGAGTATATGGACCAGTAGTGGTAATTCTATTACCATGATTTTCAAATCCGTTGAGCTGTGCTAGTCTAGCATTAGAAGTACAAACGCCGCTGACACCTAAAAAAGTCACAGCACCACTTGGCGTATATCGAGTTCCTCTATATGTTACGGCAGTTATGTCACCAAAAGACCACTCACTGGGGAAGATACTCATTCCCCAACTATTATTTGTTATTGTAGGATTTTTACGCCCTGTGGCAGGATTTATAGATTTAGTTTTGTGAAACTCTCTTACATAATCCATGACATAGGGAAAATTATTATTGCCTACTGCACCAGCATAATAATAAATGTTATAGATATTTGCTTCTCTAGCCCAACCTTGTGTGTTACCGGCAATTGTTCCAGAGACGTGTGTGGCATGATCCGAAATGCTGTATGAATAGTTACTAGCTGCCGATCCTTTTACAACAGGGTCATGCTGAAACCAGTTATATTGATTTGATCTATAACTACCAGTGCCGTCTGCGTTTACAGTATATTCTGGGTGACCAAAAATTATACCGTCACCGTCTACAACAACAACATCAACATTTTTTCCTGTTGCAGGTAATTTAATTGTGCCAGTTTGATTGTTAGTACCATTACTACCCCAACCACCCCTGTCCTCGCCCTCGTAGCAACGAAGGAGTCCCCAGTTAAGCATAGTGTTACCTGTACTAGAACTTTTATTCCAGTTGCTAGATGTTTGCTCTCGCAACACAGTTAAACCTGCACTAATACCTAGATATCTTGGATGAAGACAAACATTTCTTACTCGAGAATCTTTTCTTAATTCTAACGATTCCCATTCAGTAAGCCAATAGTGTGTATTTCTACTAGTGTCTCTTCTTTCTATAACTGCAACTGCTCGCTCGGGAACATATCCCTTGCCCCCTTGGTTTTCCATTTCATTGTAAAACTGATCTAAATCTTCGTGCTTAAAAAGAGTTACAATGTATTCTTTTTTAGCTGCATATTCTTTCATTGACATACTGCTAATCCTTATGTTCTTCTTATTTTAACTCTAGGGTAAGTTTGCCCGTCAGTAGGTCTTGCGCCTAATGCATAAGAAGGAAATACTGTTCCCTGTTCTGCCCTGTCCTTAAAATAATAAAGTATAAGGTTGTTTCCGTCCTGCAGTGATGTTACATCATTGTAGCCATCATAGGTTTCAAACATTTTTCCAAAAGTTGCATGTGACAGCAGATATGTGTTAATTTGACTTTGAGTAAATGCAGGATATTTTTCTAATACTAGTGCAAGATATCCAGTGACCTGTGCAGTGGCCATACTTGAACCATTGTACTTTTGATATGTAGAACCGTTCTCAACAACAGTCGTCGCTGAACTTGTGGGACCTGAATCACCAGATCCGTCATATACTCCGGAAATAACATTCATACCTGGAGCATAGATATCTACTCTGGGACCAGTATTACTGGCCTGCATCTTATATTCTGCACTTGAGCTAGATAGCGCACCTACGCATATAACATCAGGATGTGCTCCGGGTGTTGAACCTCTGTGATAATAATAAGGTATTCCGTTATCTACAAAATAGTTGTCGTAGTCTTGTCCACCAGGTAGATCTATTTTGTGAGCATCGTTGCCTGCAGAACAGACAAATATAATTCCGTCAAGGATAGCATCATCCATGTCTGCTTCAAAGGCAGCATTGCGCTGTGGAGAATTATTATAATTGATATTAACACCGTAGGATAATAATTGCTGAGTAGTGAATTCACCTCTATAGTTTGAATTTTGATCTATATGTAGGTCAACCGTAGCATTAGTTACACCACTGCCGCTGCCTGAGGATTCGTAGAACGTCATTTCCCAAACTACTGTAGGAGCATCGTCTACACCACCATTGGCTGCATCGTGTCCTTCCCAACGCACTCTAAATGTTCTGTTTGGAGTTGTTCCGCTGGTTTGTGTGTATATTCTCTGGCAGCTTCTATCTCCAGCTGAAACATGTATTTTTCTAGCAGCAGGACCTTCTGCACCCACTGTTACAGTATAGCAGCCGGCAGCACTACCACCAAATAGTACAAAACTGTTTGAACTAATCCATATAGTACCTAGGTTAGGATCAGCACCAATTTGAGATGGGCCGTATGTAGTACCTAAATAGGAAATGTCAAACGGCAACGAAATTTGCCAAGCAGCATCGTCGTATTCGTCTACGCCAGTTGGGCTTGATCCAGTAGGAGCTCCTACTAAAGTCATGCCTGTTCTACCTAGTATATTCTTTGCTAATGTGTCCACTGTAGCACTTCCTGACACAGTGGCAATTCTATTACCGCCATTTACTATTGATTGAAGTGTAGCTAATCTTGCAGTAGCACTACATACTCCAGAATACCCTGTGTCAACTTCTGGGTTTCCGAGGCTTTGTGGAGTTATTGTCTGACCTTGGTATCTAATTTCACTAAATCTAGATTTTATGTTACCTGTGTAAGGATTATTTTTTCCAATAATTCTAGTACCTAACCCCCAGCTACAATTTACTATTGTAGGATTGCTGTTGCCTTTGTTGTTATGCCATGCACGAAGGTAGTCAATAACATAACCTAGGGGAGTATATTGATTAGCTGATGAAGGATTTAAGTCATAGTTTGCAGTATCATGTCTTAAATTAAATAGGTTAGCATCTTTGGCCCATCCTTGATTTTCACCTGCTATGATACCGGCCACGTGAGTAGCATGATTATTTGCGCCAGTGTAGCTGTCTCCGGGTGTGGTTGTATAATATTTGTACTTACCAACCCATGTACCTGTAGCAGATTTAGTATTTTCTTGTGATCCAGTATTGGCATATCTAAACTTATCAACAATACCACCGTTGATACTAGCTGACACAGCAGTTATTGCAACATCTGTGGCATTATAAGTTGCGTCACTGGTACAGGTAACGGTGACAATCATTCCAACTGCAAGACTGTGTGCTCCGTTGGTAGTTACTGTGGCTCTATTGCTACTGTCTCTTTCAACGTTAGTAATGCTAACTGCTGCACCACGAACCGCAGCATCATGATTGGCATACCAATCATACTGTGTAAGTTTTCCATTGATTTCAAAATGTGTTGGATATGCAATGTCGTCTAATACAACAACATCAACATCAAGTCCAGTTTCGGTAAAATTAACACTGGCTGTTTTTTCTGTTAGTGAAGTTTCAGAACCCCAGTTTTCTGGATTAGTTCTTAAAACAGATCTATATAAACCCCAGTTACGTTGTCCAATAGTAGGTTCAGTTGCTCGACTAAATGTACCTGTTTGCACAGCATGGAGTTCGTTGACTAGATTAGTTTCTTGTATATCTAGCTCAACACCCTGTACTCGAGGGTCTTGTCTTAATATTTCTGCTTCAGCATTAGTTAAACGATAGTGAGTGTTTCGACTTATATTTCTTTTATGAACGCATTCAACAGATCTAGAAGGGGCAAATTCAAATTGCCCTTCTGTTTCCATGTCTTGGTAGAATTGTTCTAAATCACTCTTATTTTTAAGAGTGACCACATAATGTCTGTAAATTGCCATATCATACTTCTAATTGTAATAATGTAAGTGTTACAGTAATAGTTGCAGTTGATCCACTCTTATTAGTTACTCTTACAGGAATATCTGTTGTTACTGGATCATCGTCGTTAAATCCTATTGTTGCAGGACTAATTAAAATAGTTTCAGCACCTGTGGTAATAATTTCTGCAATAACACCAGCACCAGGACTTGGATCAAC